GCCTTGTGTGTTCTTGGCTTCCCACCACTCAAAGTATTTTCTTGTGTGGTTTTCTTTAATCCAATTATACACCATGTTAGCAGTAGAACGTTTAGGTTCAAATGCAACTGATCCTGAAGAAAAACCCATAGCATTCCAATGCGTGAGGCCATCGTATTGTGATAGGCCACCTGCTTTGGTTTTTCCATAGAGTGACGTTGTAGTAACGCCAACAAGAGTGTCTCCATATTGTCTCTTCCAATCATTCTGTACTGTATCAGCCAAACACAATAAGGCCAACAATTTACCACCCATGTAATTGTAACCAAGTGGTTGCAATGGAACGATTGTAGAACCGATTGCAGTATGGTTAATCATACCTTGTTGTGTTTTAACATCCCTAGACCATCCAATTGCATTGTCTCTAGGTGTTAGGTCTAAGAAGTCAGATGAAATACAGATGACACCAAGATAGTTTCCTGTGACTTTATCAACGACCGCATAGAATAGATTACGACCAATATTAGAATTGTTCTTCATTGTGGAAGAAAATGTACGAATGGCATTCCAAGTTTCTGCTAATGGTCCATTATGCAATACAAGTTTAGGTTTTAGGTTTTCATAATCATCTGGATTCTTTGGCATCCAAAAGTTTGTTTTAACTTCATCGATGATTTCTTTTTGGTTTTTATTGACCATTTGGAGTTCATCACCCCATAACGTAGAAACATTTTGTACAGGATAACGTTCTTTGACTTCACACCACTTTTGATATAGAGTATACTCCTTTACATCCATTTGTGATGCATAGGTCAAGTCTTCTATTAACTTGGATTTAAGTTCATCAGTATCAATGTGTTCGATGACAGGATTCTTTTCCTGCCATGCTTGCCATTGTTTCTCAACGAGTTCTGGAGGCGTTTGTGCCATTTGTATTACTTTCACGTTTCATCAATTGTGCATATGCTGTTGCCAACTTCTTAAATGTCTTCTGGCGTTTATTCATTCCAGATTTCAATGCAAGAGGTTTTGCAAGTTGAGTATACACTATTCCATTCATATGGTCAAGCTCGTGGAGAAAAACTCTTGCAGATATGCCATCCAGAGTCATGTTCTTTGTTTCTCCTTGGAAATCTTGGTATTCCACGGTAATCTTTTTGGCTCTTGTGATATGTAATCCTAGAAGTGGAAAAGAAAGGCAACCTTCCATCATGTGAGCTTCACCTTCGGATGTGAGAACCTTAGGATTGAAAAATGCCACATAATCATCATTGGCACCCATAACAAAAACACGGTGTTTAAAACCACATTGATTTGCGGACAGGCCAACACCTTGTTCACGTTTACAAGTTTCCACTAATGAAGAAGCAAACTTATTTGGATCCACTGGAGGATTTGCAAAGTCAAACAAAGGCAATGGTTCAAATAGAACAGGATCATTCTCAGCAACTAGTTTGAATGTTTCAATGTTCTCTACTACTGATTTGACATCACCCTTTAAGGCGTCACTGGTATCTAATTTAAAGACACCTTCTATTGGTTTAATTTCGCTCATATAATCACCTGTGAAAAATTATTGACTTTTTTGAATTTAATAATGGACCTAAACTTGTCAAAGAGTTGGTCGCCTTTATGACTAATAACAAAGATGTTTGTTTCGGTTCCCATCTCATGTATCAGTTTCAAAAACTCATCTGTACCAACACTATCTAGGCTGGAATCAAACACTTCATCTAGTATTAGTAGATTGGTATTTGTAGAGTTCTTCATCTTAGCAACTTGACGCCATGTAAACAATAGTGCCAAATCGATACGCATCTTTTCACCTTCGGAAAAATTAGAGTAACTAAACTCATCACGATGCCGTGACTTGATTGTTTCTTCAAAGTTCTCATTCAGGTTAAAGTTAACAAAGAAGTCCATGGCCTTTAGATATTTGTTTACCAACTTATTGATGATAGGCAAATACTGTTTAATGATTTTGGTTTTGATACCATTATCTTTCAACAATGCAGCTGCATATTCATGGTAATGTTTTTCTACGGCCAAGTCTTCTTGTACCTTAATCAATGATGTTAGTTCAGATTTTAATTCCTTTAACTTGTCATTCTCTTCTGTCAAGTTTTGTTTCTTTGTACCAAGTTCTGTTATCTCTTTGTTCAACTTGCCAATAAAAGTATTAATGGCAGATATAGTTGAGTTATGTTTTACAACCTCGTTGTTGTGTTCTTGGATGTGTTTAGCTATTTTTTGGATTTCTTCGATCCTTTTGTTTGTTGCTTTGATTTGTTTTTCAATATCAACGATTGCAACTCCAACTTCTCCTTTTGTTTGATTGATTCCATTAAGCTGGCTATGTCTGAACTCTTCAGCGATACCTTGCTTGCAGGTTGGACAGTCGTGATTTTCTTCATAAAACTCCTTCTCCCTCTCTAACTTTTTCAAACGTGAACCAAGTTTGGATTCCATTTGAATCAACTTGGAACTCTTTTTTTCTATGGAAAGTTTATCGTTAATCTTATTGTTCAAAGACTCAATATGTTTTTGGATAAGAACAATATCTTTATTCAAAGAAGACACTTGTTTTTCGGATTCTTCTATCTCTTGTTGCTTTCTTTGGATTTCTTCGTCATTGTGTTTTTTGTTTTCTTCGATGTTTTGCTTTTGCATCTTAATCTTTTCGGAAACCAACTCCATCGAATACTTGTTTTTGGAAGATTCTTCTTTGATGCCAGACATTCTTTCTTTAATCAGGCCATTCATTGATGTGAAGATTTGGATGTCCAACAGTTCTTCAATGATTGTTCTTCTGTCGGCAGGAGATAACTGCATGAAAGGAACAAATGATGCTGAACCAAGAATAACAATTTGTGTGAAAGACTTATAGTTAAACTTGAGTATGGATTTTTCCAAGAAGTCTTGGTAATCTTTGGCCTTGGCGTCCTGATTAAGCATTACACCATTACAAAAAATTTCAAACGTATTTGGTTTGATACCACGGATAACTTTGTATCGTTTCTTACCAATAGAAAATTCAATCTCAACTACAGCATCCGAGTTGTTGATTGAGTTTATTAGGTTTGGTTTGTTGATTTTACGGAATGGTTTACCAAAAAGTCCAAAACATAATGCATCCAATATGGTAGACTTGCCCGCACCATTATTACCAATAATCAATGTATTGGTAGATTTGTCCAGTTTAATCTCGGTAAAAGTGTTACCCGTAGATAACAAATTCTTCCATCTTATGTTTTGGAATTTTATCATGCCTGTTCTAAATTCAAAGCCTCAACGTATAACTCACGCATCATGTTTTTCAATTTGGTATTATCAATACCATCATTCTGGAGAGCATCCACATACTTGTTAATGATTGTGATTGTATCTTCCGCTTCGTCTATCTTATCATCTTCTGCTTCATCTGTCAAGTCTAAAGCGTCTTCAACAATGGTAATATCGGCAGGATTAACATCATACAACTTATTCATATACTGGTCAAACAAATATGGATTGGCTTTGTTTACCACTACCACTTTGACATACTTGTTTTTATAATCTTCCAATGATGTTGATAGGACATCACTTATAGATGATACTTTGTCATCATATACCAATCTGTGGAACATTACATTAGGATTATGAATGAAAGTAAGTTCACGTTTATCCAAATCAAAAAGATGGAACCCACGAGGATCGTTGTAATCTTGCCAAGTGAGTTCATAAGGATTACCCAAGTAATAAATGCCATCAGCATCAGATTTATGGTGATAATGGCCTGAAAAGGTGTATTCAAACTTATTGAACAATGAACGATTCAATCCTTCTTCTGATGGCATACCACGATGCATGGCAAAACCTGCAATTTCAAAGTGTCCCATACAAATAGGTGCATCAGTTTTTTTCAACATCTGCATACTGTCATCGAAGTTTTCTGGACAAATCCAAGGCATCATGCAAATCTTATGAGGACCAACATAGATTTCTGTAGGATCATCTATCACATTGATGTTACCATACTCACGCAACAACAAGTCAACTGAATTCACATCATTGGTATTCTTAAAGTATGTGTCATGATTACCGGCCAACATATGGACATCAAGGCCACGTTCTGATAGGCCATCAAAGAACATCTCTTTGGCACGTTTCAGAGTAAAAAAGTTTACATATTTACGGCGGTCAAATGTATCACCAAGAATGAGGACAGTATTAACACCCTCACTATCAATCATAGGAAAGAATGTTTCTTTATAAAACTTCTCGTAATACTCTAAAAAATGAGCCGAGTCATTCCTTGCGCCAAAGTGTTGATCCGTAATTATCGCTATCTTCATACTCATTCATTACCCTATTAAACAAACGCATAACTCTTTTGCGGTATTCAAACCCCAAAATATTTGCTTTCTGGCCTTCTGCATATGGTGGTGTTCTTCCAAAGTTTGTGTATTGTTCTGATGTCAAATCAATAATCACATTCTCTTTGTCTATACACCACCAATGATAAATGCCTTCATCATCCAAAGCACGGTACATATGCATAGATTCATGGCCAAAAATCTTATACAAACATCCTGCAGCATTGTGGCAATGCCCAAACATTGGATTTGAGGCATTCCTGATAAACCATTTTTTAGGCAACAAATCGTATGTTAGGTTTCTTTTTATAATTCCAGAAATCTTCTTCAAGTTCTCTGGAGTATAATCTACCATCATCATTTGGCGATGGGTACCAAAACAGACTTTTCTTTTTCACGGTGAATGTTTAATACACGTTGTCTTAACTCTGTGGTACTAAAGCTGTGTTGCCTAGAATTGAAATAAACTGCCATTGGTAAGTTATAACCAGTGAATTGCTTATCCCGATACTCTTCTCCAATGATTCTAACATCAATTGGATAAGATGTCAATATGTCCATCAACTCTTTTTCTGTGGCATATGGTATAATTTGGTCCACATACTTACAAGCTTCAATTTGGGTATACCGCTCAAACACGGATTGTACCGGTTTATTCTTTTCTGGTCTATCAATCGTAGGATCAGTTTGCATACCAACAATCAAAAAGTCACATTGTGTTTTTGCCTCTTTCAACATCATGACATGACCTGCATGAAACAAATCAAAACATGAACAAGTAAATCCAACTTTCATATCAATCTCCAATATATTTTATTTCTACCACTTTTATTTGTGATGAAGCAAACGATGAAGCTTCGTCTAACGTTTTAAAAACTTTATAAAAATTATAACCATCCACTTTATTATATGTTACTTTATACATATCAATTCTCCAAAAATTGTTCAATGCCTTTTGGCTTCTTACTTACCTTCTTCTCATCTTTCTTCTTCTTTTGGCCAATCTCATAGTTCTCTATAAACTCAGCTATATTGTCGTATAGCTCAAACTGTACAGAACTTCCATCATGATCCAACATCTCAAACTCGTCTAGGATACCCATTTGTTCAGTAGACTTATACTTGACATACAATTGTTTCTTTTCTTTCTGGATTCGTCTTAGGAACGCATAGTAGATGATTTGTGTGAAGTATGCAAATGGATTCTTTGATTTGGTTGGATCAAAGTTCTCAAAGTACATGAGGCAGTTTTCAATACCATCCGAAATCATTTCATCACGGTATGTGTAACTGATAAAGTTTGGTTTGTGTGACAGGCCTTCGGCAATCTTCATCCAACATTCACCTATGTAATTTGGAATAGGTTCTTGTGAATTGGTTTCTTTGCGTTGCTTGTAGGCAATTAATGCCTGTAAGAAATCGGCATTGTTGATGTAATGTTTTGAACTCATGTTAAGTATACCATAATAAAGGTTGACAAAAGGGCTTGACAAGTGTTAAGGTCTCGGTGTTGCCCAATGATATTAATGTAATGTTGTTTCTTTAGGAACTTCCAGGTCATTAAATTCTTGGAGCATAAACTCCTTAATTCTTTCGGCCAAAGCGGCTTGTATCTTATCATCATCCAAAAGTGATGTGTCCACAGAGTCTTTTTCCAACCTGTCAATTGCATTTTCATAATACTCTGCAAAGGCCTTTGTTGGATTTGTGATGAACACAATGTCCTTACTGTTTAATACCACTTCATTCTTTTCCACTAATTCAATTGGAAGATAATAAGCCATTGATATGTTTGACACATTACTTCTGTGATAAACTTCCACCAACATTGGTTGTTCGATAACGTAATGGCCTTCCATTATTTCATTAACGATACCAATGATATCAGATCCATCTTGCATACGAACTAGTTTAATATTGTTCATTTTTTGAGTCCTATCTTGTAGGTTTTAAATGGAAACTTCTCTTCCGTATATATCTTCACTCTTTCCACAAAATGGCGCAAGGTAAAATTCATGTGTTTTTTGTATCTGAGGTCGTCTGCAATATCATATAAAGTAGCAATGTTTTTACCTTCAGAGTTTCTTAAGCCTCTACCAATCGATTGCAATGCTCTAACCCTAGATTTAGAAGGGGACGCAAAGATGATATTGTGTAGGTTACGAATGTTGATACCTGTAGAAAAGGTGCCATAAGAAGCAACAATAATAGCGTCATTTTCTTTTTCCATAATTTCTCTAATCTTTTCTCGGTCTTCCGTTTCCGTTCCACCATGGACGAAAAATACTTTTCGGTCACCAATTTTCTCTGTGTTCCGAATCATATCATACAGGACCTGTCCATGCTTGGCAACCATTTGATAGAGTATTAACGTATTATTACCTAAACTAACTGCAAGGTTTTTTATAAACTTATTTCTTGCTTCACATGCAATCAGGTATTGTATTTCGGTTTGATAGTCTTTATCTTTCATTTCCAAACACACCTCGTCTGGATGTTTCAGTACAAGGCATTTGATTTCAAAGTCTGACACCTGATTCTTGTCCATCAACTCTCTGGTCGTTGTCACTTGTCTGACTTGACCAAATAGACCTTCTAGTACAAGCTTATGTGTTTTGGTGCCATCGAGTGTTCCAGTCAATCCAATTCTATACTTGGCATTAATACACGATGTTAATATTGTAGTCAACGATTGTGCCTTGAACAGATGCGCTTCGTCACCAATAATATAATCGAATTGTTCAAAGTAATCTTTAGGCAGTTGATACAAAGATTGCCA